TCGGACCAGTAGCCGACCAGCTCCTCGAAATCGAGGAGCGTCATCGCATCGATTACGGGGTAGCTGTAGCCGCAGGCGGTGGCGAGAAGACCGTAGATTCTCCCCCAGTCGTCATCGGGCTCGCCACCGCGGCCGCTTCCCCCGGCGAGGCCTCGCGAGCCTTGAGACCGGAGCCGGTCAAGACCACCCCCAGCACATGGCCAGCATTGCCGAGATCGAGCAGGCTCTCCACGGTCTCGACCGTGATCTCCGGGTAGTTGCGCTGCAGCGCCGCCGCGACGATCTCGACGAGCACGGCGATTTGCGTCTCGTCCATCGCCGCGCCGATTTCGCTGAGCTGCCGGACCTTCGGCATCAGTCGGCGAAGCTGCCCGAGCGTCAATGGCGGAACCACCCAATCGTGCCCGCCCATTGCCACAATCGCGCCCGGGATCGTCATTCGACCGTGCTCAAATAGCCGATCGTGCCGGAAGCGTCGGCAAAGGCCATGAAATCGAGCTCGTTGATCGTCCAGTCGTCGATCTTGGTCGGCAGCGACAGCTTGCTCGCGGTGCAGGCGTTCAGCCGCAACGCTGTGCCGGAACCCCCATAGGTGCTGTAAAAGGTCGCCTTGAAAGTCGGTGTCGTTCCCATCAGCTGGTTGGTGATGGCCACCTTGCTGCCGCTCGTCGCGACGTTGTAGGTGTACGACAAGAGCAGCCCCGCGCTCGCATCGGCGGCGGAAAAAGTGTACACGCCCGTAGCAAAATTGACCGAATACTGCCCCGCCGAGGAGGGGGTCGTTACCCGGTTGAACCGTTTTCCGGTTGCCGCATGGACGACTCCTAGATCGTCATTGTAGGTGGCGGCATTGGCGACCGTGACGGTGTAGGTCGGTGACGCCGGCACGGTTGCGGCTTCGAGCTGGGCGACCGCAAACTGTCCGCTTGCCGCGGTCACGCCAAAAAATATATCTGAATACAGGAGCCCCAGGATCTGGGCGAATTTCGCCTTGCCGGTGATCTTGCCCTGACCCCGCGCGATCGCCAATGGGAATTGGAGCTGGCCGTACAGCTCCTTGTCGGTCCAGTCGAACTCGATTTGGATGTCCTGGAGGATGCCGAACTGACGCGGGCCGATCCCAGAGCCGGTCACATCGGTGCGTTCACCCCAAACCGCGCCGGAGCCAAAGCTCAACTGCATGTCACATGCTCCCTTTCAACATTGCGTCGCGGGCACGGGCGAGGAGCTCTTTCAAGCTCTCCTTCGCCGCATGGGCGACGTTCCAGGCCTCGGTATGGCGGGCAACTGTTGAGCCGGGGAAATGGTTCTCCCACCAGCGCTCGATCAGGCGCTCGAGCGAAACGCCTGTGCTCGGCTGGCTCGGCTCGGAGCCGCTATCGTGCTCTTCCATTCGACAAAGCTCCTGGGACAGAGGGAGAATAGGCGACCGGCCTGGGCCGCGGCCTTGGCACAGCTATAGGCAGAGAATTTCTACCGGGATGATCGCGATCGCCTGGTTGCCGAGGACGCCTTCGTCGGTCTCGACTTTCCCGGCGATGTAGGCGTGGCTCACCATAGACGACAGACCCAAATTTTGGATACCGGTGGTCGGCGACGGAGCAATAGCTTTTTCGAGCGCGTCGAGCAGCGGATTTAGCAGGGTCCCTGGCGTCTGATATGGGTCGCTCGAGTGGACGTAGATGTAAAAATCGGCGTATAATGTCCAGACGATCGGCGCGCCTAAGGTTTTAACCGTTGCAAGCCCGCCCTTTTCGCTCATGAACAATGCCGGCTGCTCGATTGGAGCGATGTCGGCCCAATGGCGCAGCCGGCGGGCGGCGCTCACATACCTCCCCGAGGCGGCGGCGAGCGCCCACAGCGCCGAGTAGATTGCTTCCCGCACAATCATCGCGTCACCGCGGCGCGGAGAGCCCCGTCGATCGCATCTTGGATATCGGAGGTCATGTCACCCAACGCCGAACGCAGGAACGATCGCTCGGGCAAATTCATCCGACGTCCGTGGGCACGCACGCTGATCGCCTTCTCGGCAATAGGCCGGCCGAAGGCCTCCTTGACGCGACGGAGGCTCGTTCTGACGAGCACCGTCCCGATGTACCCATGCTCCTGCGCTCGGGCGTATTGGAGATCGCTCGACACAGTAGCGGAGACGGTCGAGCCGGATTGCTCCATGCGCAGCTCGATGCTCGACCTCAACGACCCGCTGCGCAGCTTGAGCGGCTGGCCGCTGAGCTTGTCATGCTGAACGTTGCGCTGAAGCTCGATCCCGAGCTTGGCGATCGCGCGGGCCAAACCTGAATTTGCGTCATCGGAAATCGCGCGCAGCCGTGCGACCGCGGCCGCGTCGCCGACCAGCGTCGCCGTGATCACAACGCACCCGCAAGCATCGCCGCATCCGTCGCAGTCGGCGCGGGCATTGGCTGGCTGCCGGCCGGGGTCACCGCGCGGTATTGCTGCAGCAATGTCCGGACCGCCTCGCTCATGTCTTTGTGGGTGTAGGTGACGGTCTCGCCGCCGCCCAGCGCCTTCGACACCTCGCCGATGCGGACCCGCTCCCGATAGCGCTGCGCCGCAAGCTCGATGCAGGCCTGGGCTACTTCCGGCGGGATCGCCGCGAAACCAGCGGTATAGCTGACGGCGACGTTCTGGGCTCCACGCGTAAAGGTGTAGCCGCGCAGCGCGAGCTCCGTCGCGCTGAAGCTGTAGCCGGCGGCCGAGCTCGTCGGCGATGGTGGGATCGCGCCCCCGTCGATCGTCAGCGACAGCACGGCCGACACCGGAAAGACCGCGAGCTGCATCCGGCGGCCACCGGTCCCGTCCCGGACCTCGAGATAATCGGCTTGGGCAATGGGGCGGTTGAGCCAAGTCTGAATGTACCGGCTCGCCGCGGTGACAAGTCGCGACAACAGCGCGTCGTCGGACGGCGGAAACGGGCTTTGCCCGGTCTGCAGCCAAGCTTTGACATCCGCCAACGTGGTCAGATCTTCGAAAGCCATCGGCTCAACCCTTCAAGCGCCTAGTGGAAAGAAAACGGCCTCGCGCCAAGCGGGCGAGGCCGTTGTTTCCAACAGGCCGTCAGCCGTTGCCGATGTTGCAAATCACGCCCATCGCAAACGGTGCGTAGACGGCCAGCACCTCTTCGGTGTAGACCCCAACTTGCCGCTGGCGCGTGACGATCGGCCAGTCGATTTGATAGTAGTCCTGTCGCGTCTTGATCTCGGCGACGTTGGGCACCTCGTTTGACTGGTATTGGATCGGCAGATTCTCGGCCCAGCCGATGATCGTCCCGGCGGGCACCTTCGGGTGGATCCGGATCGGGATGCGCAGGCCGCCGTTGAGAGCGAAGGGGTTATAGTAGTACTGAACAACTCCTGACGCCGTTAGCTGATATTCGCCGGCGCTCCCATCCGCCGGCGTGTCGAATTTCAGCAGCGGCCCAGATGCGTTCGACAAGACCTTAGTCGTAATGTTCTTCAACTCCTGGCTGTTAACATAAAGCACGGTGGGAGACAGTTGAAAGCTGTCCCACATCTTCTGAAACATGGTGTCGATCTCGACCACCGAGCCGCGCCCGGAGGAGGTCAGCGCGGTCCCCACCCCCGCGGTGCCGGTCGGCATGATGCTGACGTAGGCGTTCGAGCCGGAGCTCAAAGCGGTCGTGAGCAGCCCGTCGTAGGCGTAGCTGGGATTGGCCGAATTATCCCCCGTGATCGCAGTCTGCGGCTGGTTGCCGGTCAGCAGCGGCGCCGAAACGGCCAGGCTGTTGAGAGTGGTGATCGCCTGCAAGGTTTCGCTGCCGGTCGAGGTCGCGATGTACCAGGCATAGGCAACGGCGCCCTGTTTCGCGGTGACGCTGCAGAACAGGGTCTGCCCCAAGGTCACCGCCTGGCTCGCTTCGCCGCTGATGGCCGACGATCCGCCCGACAAGGTGAAGGTCTTGCCGTCGGCGCCGGTGACGTTCTTGGTGGTGGCGACGCCTCCGGTCACGCTCGAGTTCTGGTACCCTTCCAGCGTCAACGCCACGACCTTGACGAAGTAGGTTGCGGCTGGCAGCGTCGCACCCGCGCCCGAAGCGGAGAGCGTCGGCGTCGCCGGCGTTCCGAGCATGAGCGATGCATTGCCGGCCAGCATCGCCATTTCTTCCTTGAGCATCATCTTCTGCAGCAGACGGAAGGTCATCCGGGCCTGGATATCCTCGAACTGCCGGCCGGCGGAAATCGCCTCGAAGGTCGCCGCATCCTCCTCGCCGATCGTCACAAAGCTCGCCGATTTGGTCGCGGTGGAATAGGACATCTGACCCGAGCGCTGGCCCTCCGGGACCCAGCCCATCGCATCGAATCCGGAGCCGATGATCGCGGTGACCTGACGCCAGTTCGTGGCTGTGCCGGTGCCGCCCCCGACCCGGGGCATGACATTGCGGATCGGGGTCACAAACGGAAAGAGGTTCTTGGCCGGCGCCTGCAAGTCGAAGGCCAGCAGGCCCGTCGCGGTCGAAATCGACTTGGCGAGCCTGTCGTCGGGGCTCGCCAGAGCCCCTTTCACCAGCTCCAGCGTTTCCTGGGTGATCGAGCTCATCAACACATCCTCCCTGGCAGGGGGGCAATGAAAAAGCCCGCGCGAGGCGGGCTCGGCTATCGTCTCGCCATCTTCGTAGCGAGACCAAAATGATTGGGCGCGCGTCAGCCTTCGCGCGGTGTGACGGCGGGAGCGAGCCCGGCGGGGTGAATTGGACGAGCGTGGCTCGCTTTGATCAGTGTCAACGTTTGCTCCTCCTGGCTCATTCTGGCAAACGCGATGGCAACCTCGTCTTGAGAGAGTGTGGTTTCGCCGGCAATGCCGTCTTGTTGCTTCGAGACCGAGGTGATGTTTCTGGCGATTGTGACCGGGGGCAGTGGCGCGCGTGCGATATCCTCGACCCGCTTCGCCAACCGGTCGAGCCGCGGCAAGATGTCGGCGAGGCTTGTGATCAGCGCCGCCTTTTCGGCGCGCTCCTCGATCAGCGATTTTGCGAGATTATCGTGCGACGCAGCCCTGCCAGGCTCCAAATCAGCCATCCCACCCACCTTGTTCGATTGATCGGTCCCGCCGCACCTGGCTCCGGCTTCGACCAGATGCCCGTGCGCTTCGACCAGATGGCCCATGGTTTCCTGCGAATGACGGGCGCTGAGCTTGCCGGCCCGGCAGGCTTGCCCGTTGGTCAGCCCGTCGATGCATTGATGGGCAAGGTCCATCAGCGCTTGATGGACTTTCCCGCGCCTACCCAACGCTGCGGTGATCGCGTCCATGGTCGTTTGCGGTTGCATTTCCGGCGGCAGGAGCATCGGCGGCTTCACATCGGCACCCGTCGCTTCCGCCGGACAGGCGCCGGCGGCTTTTAGGTCATCGCACGCGTTGCCGAGATGCCGACGCTCGTCCGACCGCAATCCCGGCATCTTCATGCACTCATCGGCTGCACGGTACGCGAGGTCGAGCAGCGCTTGATCCTCCGGCCAATAGTTGGCCTCGGTGACGACAGACGTCGCGAGCTTGTGCATCGCCTTGCGGTTTCCGGCCATTGCAGAATCGCCCGCGAAGGCTGTGGCGCCAGCCCCGACGGTCTCCGTATCTTCCAGAACCTCGTTGGTTTCCTCCGATACCAAAGCGTTCAGAAATCCGCGCAACTCGACGATGATCGTCCGGAGGCGTTCGGGCTGCGGTGACGCGTCCCCCTCCATCCCAGCCTCGGCCGCGAGCCCCTCCGCGAGCCAGTCGAGATCGAGGATGATCTCGGCGACACGTCCGACATCCCAAAGCGATTTTGCGTATCCGGGCCGGGATGCCTTTTCCCCGACCTGTGCAGCCGGCGGCCCGACGTTGTGGATCTTGGCCCGCCAGGCGGCGATGATCTTCGCCTTAATCTTGTCGCGCTGCTCGGTGGTGTATTTCTTGCCGTTCTTCGGTCGGTTGATGTAGCTCCAGGCGGCGCGAATGTGCTCTTCAGTGTCGATCGGGTATCGTTTTCTTCCGTCCGGCTGAAAGCCCGGATCGGCGTATTCGACATCCCCGTAGGGATCGCTTTCGGCCTCGCCTTCGGTCTTTGCGCCGCTGTCGGCAGCTGCTGGCGGAGCTGGCTCTTCGAGGCACCTGAACGCCTCTGCCTTGCCGAGATGCCGGTGGTCCGGATTCCCGCAGGACCAGATCTGGATCGGCGGGTTGAACCTCGGTTCGGGCATTGTCGAAGCTCCCGCGGCCTTCCAGTAATCGAAAACCGCGTCTGGGTTGGCGGGTCGGTCGACCAGCGAAATTTCGGTCAAGACGAGGCCGGTGATAGTCTTGTAATCGACGGGATCGCGGTTGGTAATCCGCCCGCCGATCGAATAGCCCTTGTAGACGCCCTCCGTGACCTTCCGCCACGCCTGGTCGTCGACGATCCTGGCGCCGACATAGAGCCCTCTGTCATCGACGCCTGCTTCTTTGGCGACGCCAACGGCCGACAGCTGATGCATCTCGCGGATATTGGCGAACTTCATGTAATCGCCGAGCGCGGCGACCAATGCCTCGCGCTTGACGATCTCCCCTTGGTCGTCGCGAGCCTCGGTAGAGGCATAGCCCCACACTTCGCGCCTGTCGGCATCTACCTTCGCGATCGGAAAATAGAGTTTCATGTCCTGGCGACTTTTCCTTGTTTCCGGTCGGGCGATGCCGGCCGATTGATGCTCACATTCCGGGCTGAACGCACAAGATGCTCGAGTTGAGCTTCAAAACGCGCCCGTCGCTGAGATTGACTGTAGCTTCGAGGACGTAGGTGGCGCCCGCCGCCGAGGCCGGCATGCCGCCGATCGATGCGACCGAGAAGAACCCTGATTTCATCTCCAGCGAACCATCGAGAGGCGAGCGAGCCATGATCGAGGTCTGCGCCGAGGAACCCAGCACCCGGGCCTGCGGCGACGGATCGATCGCTGTCTGGTGAGGCGCCAGCGTGCAGGTCCAGGCTGTGGAGACGATCGATGCCGCTCCGACGTCGGCCGTGAAATCGAACGCGAAAGTATCGATCTCGCCGACCTCGATCGGGTCGAAGGCTGTAGGTACCCGCATCTTCGGCTCCTTCTTCTAGCCCTTGGTGAGAAGGCGGGTACGGCGCGGAGCCCGCAGTAGGCGCTTCCGTTCTGGCGACCTTGCGAGCTGGCGAAGCGAAATAATTTGGGCCGGCGGCTGCGCGAGCCACTCGAACGGCAAATCGCCCTCGTTGATGACAAAGGACGCGTTCGTCAGCCATTCGCCGGGGAGCGTCGTTTCGCTCCGAGCCTTGCCGGCGAATTCGATGTCGCCCATATCGCGCACGGTGACCGGCAGCGCGCCTGTCCATTCCACCGGCGCTCCGTGTGGAGCAGTCCAGTCGACTGTTGATTCGGCCACTGTCGGGCCAATGCTCGCAAGGGAGGCTCGCGCGTCGACAGGCGAACTTGCGCTTCCCCGCGATGCGGCGAGCGTCGCTATGGGCGGGGCCGCATCTCGCAGCACGACCACACTTCCGGAAGATTCGACGAGCGCTGCGGCGTTCGATTCGAGCCCGGCCGGCGACTCTATGACGCCTGCTGCTGGGGATTTGATCCCGGCGGCGATCTCGATAGCTGCGATCTTGTCGGAACCCGATCGGGATGCAGTCTCGAGCGTCAGTGGGCCGTCTCGGGCTGCGCTGCCGGCGATTCCCAATTGGGGCGCGGCATCCGCGGTGATACCGCCGCCTACTTCTTGCCCGATTGCCGTCTGTCGCGACGGGGTGGCGCTCAGCCCGACCGGGGCGACGCACTCGGCCGTCAGAGAAGTCCCAGCGAGGGCGGCGGTCAATGCCGAAGGCACCACTGTCGCAGGCGCCAGCTGCGCCGGTAGCGCCAGCATGCCTGGAATGTTGGTCGTCATCGTGCCCGCGGCGGCGCCGAAGCGGCCGAGGTTTGGCTCCGCGCCCTTGCGGTCCATCCGCCAGAAATGTGTTGCTCCGGTTGAAACCGAGCGCGGGTCGGCGCCGCCGGCGAGCGCGATGGCGTCGTCCGCGCCTAGCAAGGTCCCCGCGAACAGCGATAGCTGCGCCATGCCGCCCTGGCCGAACCGCGCCGTGCCGGCCCGGCTCATCAGATAGAGAGTAAAATTGCCGAGGCTCTGCGGTACAGCACCTGCAAACCCGTAGGATATGCTCTGGGCTCCGCCATCGATATAGATCGCTGGGATCGAGCTGTTTCCCGACATCGTCCCGTCGATCAGCATCAGGACATGGTGCCATTGCCCGGCCGCTGGACGCACGACACCGGCGATCGCGGTGCCGCCGGAGGTATGCCAGATGAAATCCCACTTGCCGACGTGTGGTGACGACGAGTTCGGATTCCAGTTGATCGCGCCGTTGTTTGACGAATAGTTCGTCGAGTATTCGAGCGCTAGGTCGTCGTTGTTGCTGAACGCCGTCCAATCGACCCAGGCCGAGACCGAGAGCTGGTTCCAGCTCGACAGCGACAGCGCGACCGAGCTGAAGCTCGACGAGCCGTTGAAATACTGTGCCCCGTTGTTGCCGCCGGGCAGGATCAGCGATCGGCCGGCCACCTTTTCACCCGTTCAGGTTCAGACGGTAGGTTCGATATTTGACGACGTTGTTCCCTGCGGTGGTGCTCAACGAGATGCCGCTACCGCCGTTGTAGAGGGCGAACCGGAAGCTGCCGGGCGGGATCACGATTGCTTGCGCAAATCCCGCGAGCAGCGTCGTCGCGACGTTCGCCAACGGCATGGTAGCGGCCGGCGGAAAGGGATAGGCTCGGGCCATCGTGCCGCCCGCAGCGAGCTCGCCATCACCATAGGTAGACCCGTCGTCCAGGAGTGGTACCAGATAGAGCCCCAGGAACGCGCCAGCGGCCGGCGTCGCCGAGCCGACTGTCAGCCGCACCGACACGTCGGCGTAGAGGTCGAGCGCCGTCTGGTTGGCGATGTCCGCGACCGATGATAATGCCGTCGAGCCAGATGCGAGGCTCGCGAGATCCGCACCATTGATCGCGGTGGTCCAAGTGAAGCCGACACCCCCGCCGGTGATCCAGGTGGCTTGGTTCGCCATGATAAATCCTTTCGCTCATCGGACGACGGCAGGTGGGAAAAGCGAATGGATCATGGTATCGGTTCACCTTTCACGTCGTCGTTCCCTGCGTCCGCAGATCGGCCGAGCCTTTGTACGCTGCGGCTCCGGCCGGCAGGGTCAGCCGCAGCCATAGGCCTTGCGCGCCGGCGGCGTTCGGGGCCGCGCCGGGCGGCAGGTTGCCGGCTCCGGGAACGTTCACGAAAGCCGGCTGGGTCACGAATGGTCCCGCGCCCGAGACCGGTGCCGTCTGACGATTGGCCGAGGTGGCTGCGTCGTTGAGGCCCGTGCAGAGCGCGATGTCGAGGAGCGCTCCCGACGGGAGCGTTGGAGTTTCGCCCGCAATCTCGATTTGCGCGCCGGTCAGCGCCGATGCTGCGTTGTTGTTGACGACAAACACCTTCTCGTAAAATGTGCGTGCCATCCCCCCAGCGGCATCGGCGGCCGATGTCGCGAATGCCCGGGTAATGGAGGTTACTTTGTTGGGCGAAATTTCAAACAGCATTCCTTGCAGGATCTTGTAAGTGGTGGTGCCGTCCGGCACCGGGCTCCAGTCGCGGCTTACAGCTACGACATCGGTGCCGTAGCCGGCGGTGGCGATGATCTGCCTGAGCTGGTTGGCGGCGGTGCCGCTTTTGGTCCAGATGACCTGACCGATCGTAACCAGAGCTCCGTCGCCCGCTTGCAGCTTGAACAGCGCCGGCGTCGCCCCGGTGGCGTTGACCGACCCCGCTTGTGCCGTCCTCACCGTCGCGTCGGTCGTCACCGAGCCTGGCGGGAGGATGCAGCCGTGCGCGGCGAGCGCGACATCGCCGACCGCCGCCGTGCCGCCGGGATTGGTGATCGGGCCATTGGCGCTCGCCCCTGAAAGGGCGGCATAAAGAAGGCGCTCGAGCGTCAGCGATCCGGTGACCCA